GAACAATCAGAAGAACTCAAGATAGTACTAACCCAGCGTGCTGAATCGTATTTTCAGTTTTTGGAACAATCCTTGAAAGAATATGAGGAAATTCTTGTTGCCAATCATATCACGCGTATTCGAGATGATATTGAACAACCGTATCGCTCACGAGTACAAGAAATGAATAGATTAATTCAAGACGCACAGAACTTTCAAGACAGAATTACATCATTTTTGAATGAACAGTCTGCATTTGTAGATGATCAGATACAACAAACAAAACGAGAAATTATGTACACCAATGAATCGTATCGTAAAGATTTGTCTATTCATATAGATTCTTTGCTCACGGACATTGTGAAACAATATCAACCACGACTTGAGCAGCTCACAGAATCACTACAGAGCCTAACAGAACGGATGAAATATATTTCATCAACTTACGTGGATTCCCTTCAGAAAAAACTTGAGTACGTAACAACAACGCTACAGCAAAAAGTGGATCAGCACATTGAGTATATCACAGCTACAACAAAAGACCGTGTGGAGGGTATTGTAACAACTATGGAATCAAAAATACATAGCGCAGTCTCACGCACAGATAGGCATACAACATCTCAACTTGAACGTGTCTCTCAATCTCTTGCTGCGTTAGAAGAGCATGTAGAGAAACATACTGCTTCAATGACGGAGCTCACACGAACACTTGTCGGTTCTACGGTACAGGAATATGAACATAAGGTTCAAACTCTTGTTACAACGTGTGAAACACTATCCACAAAAACCACAGAAACCTTGCGGGCTAAAATTGCTTTTATAGATACTACACTACAGCAATATTCAAAAGATATTGTTGATAAAGCACAAGAACTAAAACAAGATGTATTTTCCTATATTGAACGTAGTGTGGCAAAAGAATTTTTTCAGTACAAAACTAGAGTCGCTGAAGCGTTAGACAAGGCTGACGAAACACAACTAACACTTAGAAAGCATATTGGTCAGCAATCAGAGTATATTTATCAAATGCTCGACAAGAGTGTAGCATCACTAACTGCTACAATAAAACATACTGAACAAACAACAAAACAACTACGTGAACAAACAGAGGAAACATTAACTAAAATGTGTTCAACTGCTGAAGCGAATATTTTGAACTATAAAGAAGATATCACAAACCAAGTGACTACCACTGTTACAGAGTCTATTTCTCAACAACAGTTGGCTGTATCTAAGTTACATACAACTACAAGTGAACTTCAACAACTGGTACAAAAAAATAGTAAAGATAATACTCAATATTTGCAAGAACAATTTCAAGAAGGATTTAATAAATTACGTTTGGCCAAGCAGCAGCAGAAGGATGAGTTGGTAGAAACTATTCAACAACAATTACAGTTGTATTTGGGACAACACCTTGAAGAGTTACTCGCACCGAAAGTAGCAGAATTAAAGCAACAACTGACCAATCACAGTTCAGTACTTCAAGCACAACGGCCAGTTAAACGTCAACGCAATCCAACAACAGCATACTCATCTCTGACCAAGTGCTTTTACACCGCAATTTTTACCACACCTGGTCAACCAGCAGATACATTGCCAGCAATTATGCAAATGGATGGTTGGGATTATATTTGTTTTACAAATATACCGTCATTACAACAACGAGGATGGACTATTGTTCAGGTACCGATGCCAAATGCTTCTCCTGTGCTCTCCGCAAAGAATTATAAATGGAGATCTCATCTGTATTTGAGTGATTATGATCTAGTTGTGTGGATGGATGCCTATTTGGCACCCAATCCAGCTCAACATCAGTTGTTAGAGTCATGGATTACAGAAATGATACGGCAAAAGCAAGTTATTGGACATCGTGAGCACGATGCTAGACACTGTATTTATGAGGAATGCGACGCAGTAGTGAAATCCAAACGCGACACGCAAGGAAATGTTCAGTTAGTACGAAACTTGCTTCAGAAACATAAAATGCCACGAGGCGCTGGATTATTTGATACAAATATTGTGATACGGTTTCACAAATCAGCAATTGTGCAACAAGTCAGCGAAGCAATTGTATCACAGTTAGAACGTATATCACCTCGTGATCAATTAGCAGTCACACTTCAATATTATTTATTCAAGCTTACACAAATCGGTATTTTTCCATTGATGAATGCTTGGGAAAAGCGAGGTGTTCATGTACGAGTTCCAGCATTTTAACCAAAAAAATTGTTTAGCTGTAACAACATCATAAGAAACAAGAAGAATGGTTCTTACGAGGTCAGCGGTTCGTCGTCTTGCAACGGAAAATATGCAGCGGGTGCAGAAGCAGCCAGAAGATGGGATGTCTTGTGGTTGGCTCGATATGACGATCTTTGTGCTTCCTGTTGTTCTGTGGTCAACAAATTCAGTCACAGCAGAACGACTTATTCTGGCGTATATTACTCTGTCTGTCCTTCTGGTTCTGAGTTATCTTGCGGGGGCATGGTTTGTGGAGACTCTTGATGAAGATCAGGAAGATCGGATTGCTCATCGTGAGACTCTTGAGGCAACTCGCTGAGAGGAGTACCCTTTGAGGAAAACTTGCGGTAGAGGAAAAATCCTAGTAGAACAGCAACGAGCCCAGCAAGGGCTAGGCCAACAGTGTAGAGATTGTTAGACACGAGTTCAAGCATTCTATACTTCTACTCGTGGCTTGGGGCTTTATGTTTGCTTTTTTAACGCCACGTTATCTTTTCTTTTGTTTTTGTAGAGACTATTTTAATCCCTCATAATTTAAGCGGAAGCCTTCGCTCAGAATGAGCTTAGGCTAAGGCTTAACGAAGTTAAGCAGAGGCCTTCTTGACGGCGCGCTTCTTGGGGGCCTCAACGGCGGGGGCAGGGGCAGCCACCTCAGCCTCAGCCTTCGCGGCCTTCTTCGCCTTCTTCTCCACAACCGGAGCAGGGGCGGCGACGGGGACAGGGGTGCCCTTGCGACGAGCAGAGGCCTCAGCCACAGCCCGCTTGTAGGGGGTCTTGGCATCGGACTTCTTCATCTCGTCCCACACCTTGCGGACCTCCTCGTGCCAGGCCTTCAGCTGCTCAGGGGTCTCACCCTTAGCGGCCTTCTCGCCATTGGCGGACTTGGAGCCGCGACGGCGGCGACGGGCCTTCAGCTCCTGACGGGCCGTGCGCTTCAGCACCTTCAGAGCCTCCTCCAGCTTACTGATCTGCTCAACTAGGCTTACATCGTTCGTCTCAACTACAACAACATTGGTGGCCATTTCTCTTATACCCTTATGATTGATTAATGTAGTTGGTCTTTAAACGCACAATTGGAAATGTTCTACGCCGTTTCGGGAAAGCTAGAAGTGTTCGTGAACCGTGCGTTCAGTTGGTCCGGAACCAGCCACACTTGCTTCTTGGAATCGTCATCAGCCAATACAAGAGGATAGCTATTGAACAAGGACTCGGGAATTTCCTCATCGTAGCACATCTCATTACTCATTGTCTCATAGCCCCAACGGTGGAAGAACTGTAGAACAGGGAACGGGTCGGTTAGATTGTTCTTAGCACCACGTAGACCTTTAACCGATTGCTTCTTTGCAGTCTGGACCTTGACATCAAGACATAGGAGGAGAGTTCCATCGGTTGCTGTCCACTCAATGTGGGTATCGACACGACCGGATACATCGGGCCAAACACTACTTGTGCTGCGGTCATTGCTTCCTGTGACCAGAGGGCATTGCGTATTTGTGCACAGGGCCTCTGTAGAGGGCTGAAAGGGGATAAAGTTATACGTTACACTTGTAGTGACAGTACCATCGTTGACTTCGGGGCCAGGATTCTCGAAGAACACCGTCATAAAGGTTTCCACGCCAGGACTGGGATTGGCTGGTTCCAAACCCAGCTTCGTCGGCACAAATACAGACTTTCCAGCTCCGCAATCCACGACATCCGCAAATACAGTGCGGCTTCCAGCGACTGCGAACAAAACCGTTGCAACTGACTTCACAAGAGAGAACATGCTATGCTTCTATCTTATGAATATTTCTTTAATAGAACCTAATCTATCTAATAGCAATTCTTCTCACCAGCATTATAGTTGCCGAGCAAACAGGTCTTGCGGCAAGCACCACTGACACGCACCTCATCCTCAGCGCACATCTCAAAGCCCTCTGTCACAACAGGAAAGCGGCTCTTCAAGAAGCAAAGTACAAGGACAAAGACAAGAGCGTGTACAATTGCGGCTGTTACGCTAGTTTGACCGGAAAAGAGAAATCCCTTTGAGCCAGCAGGAATTGTTAGAACTACACCAGGAGATAAGACGAAAAATAACGCAGCAAGGACAAACCAATTCATTCTTCTTACAGAGGAGATTTTTCTGTCTTTTTAGAGATGCCGTTTTTTGGAACGGTAGAAGGGACATATACGTTTGGACGAGGAGCGCAGACTTCTCCAGTCACAGCCAATTTAGTTCTATGGTATGATCCAAGTAGTACATCAAGTTATCCAGGTAGTGGTACAACAATTACGGATCTATCTCCTAATCCTGTAAATGGTACATTGGCAAATATCACGTTTACTAACCCTTATTTCAATTACAATGGCAGTAATAGTCAAGTAACTGTTCCAGATAATGCGAAACTTGAACCCGGTAGTGGAGATTGGACAATGGAGGCATGGTTTTACACCACAGCATTCAAGGCTGGAAGTTCTGGTGTTATTTTGGGCAAATTTGATCCAGGTGGTCTTTCTCAAGATGTATCATATTCCATACGAACAAACAGTACTGGGGGACTCTTTGCACAAATGGGCGATGGAACAGGAAGTTTTGTCAATAGCACATTATACCAAACTGCATTATCCACGTGGGTACAAGTGGTATATGTATGGAGAAATATTGCAACAAATAGTCTGGAAACGTATATCAATGGTTCAAATATTGGAAGTGTAAGTCATACGTTGGCTTCGCTCTTAAATACTCCAGCAAATTTGTATCTTGGATCGTACAACGGTGGAGAATTTGCTCAATGGTTTAATGGTAGAATTGGTGTCGTGCGTTTATACAATACAGCACTTTCAGCATCGCAAGTTCAGCAAAATTACAATGCGGATCGGTCCAAGTATGGGTTGTAGGGTCTTATATAATTTCAATACCTATTTATGACTTATGAGTAAATCATAAATAGTGCGGCTCCTGACGGGTTTGAACCGTCGACTTTTCGGTTAACAGCCAAACGCTCTACCGACTGAGCTAAGGAGCCAATGTGCCAATGGGCACTCAAACCAAATCCAACCAAACCCAAATCTCACCTTTACCCTTACCCTAAACCTAAGACCCCTAGAGCTAGGTCATTACCCTTTTTTTCTGTGAGGGCGATACAGAAGGGGGCTTTTCTGTATCTCACTTCCTCACTGCTCTAGTTTGCTTTTTTGCACGTGCTTGCCCCCACTTGGTGTCGGATAGAAAAAGGGTCTGAAATGAACGCACTAGTCTGAATCAGAGTCAGGGGCATCGCGGATAATACTCTGTGTAGAGTGATCCCAACGCCCCACATAAGGTCCTTTCTTGCCCCCTTCCTTCTTGTAGAGTTTCTCACGCTCACCATCGCGCCAATACGTTGTTTGACCAACGGTAAATGGTCTCAAGACAACCTTCACAACTTCTATGACACGAAGAGGGTCATCCATTGATTCTATTGGTGCGTCTGGGAGCTTCATTAAAGGCTTAGCCTCTTCTACAGGTGTAACTAGAACAGGAACAACCTCTTTCTTTGCGCGTGGTTTCGGTTTGGGCTTTTCTCCTTCAGTCTTCTCTTTCTTTGGCTTTGGCTTTGGCTTTGGCTTGGCAGCAATTTCCTTCTTTGCTTCTACCTGCTTTGGCTCAGGTGTGCTCTCAACCGGTTTCTTTCCTCCACGAGCCATCCGCTGTGCTTCTATCGCCTTTTCTAGATCTGTGGCATTAGGTGGCCCGTATTTCACCACACCAGCATGATAGTACGGACTATCATACAGTTGTGATTTTGCTAGATACTCTCCATTTACGACTCCATGATCAAAGGTACGACAATCTTGGACTTTAATCTGATTTTTGATCAGACACTTTGGACACGTCCCATCTGTTGGAGCTCCACAACACCGCTCCATATAGAACCGATGCTTCCCATCGCCGAAATAAAGCTTGTCTTTTACCGTAGTATACCGAGACAAGCAAGGCATTCCAAGTGTACTGACCCAACTCCACGCAATCTCAGCAATTTTTTCAGACCTGTCTAAACATGCCCTCCTTAAAGACTCTAGGATGGTTCAAGTTACGCTGTATAGAAACTTGGCACAACAATATGATATCCTCATTTTAGATTGTCAGCAATATTTGGCCCCAGTTACGTTTGATGCTGTTGTTGGATATCTCAAGACCCATCTCAGCACATCTATCCAAGATATACTTCCAACTGACCCTAACCATATTTCTCCTTGCCTTAAGTATCACGGTATTGCAATTCAACTCAAAGGGCAATTGTTCTATAGAAAAAACATTAAACAAGAGATTGAAACAGTCTTACAAGAGGCACTTGATATACTACTTAGCTGATTCGTCGCCCATCAGCGCAGCCCAGCATACAGGGAACTTTTCCCACAGGGCCTTTGATACTGCCTCAGCATAGAGCTGAATTTCAAGCTGCGCGTGAGGGTCTAGGCGTAGCTTACAAAGGCGCGCATAGGCATAGAGAGAACCGGTCTCCACGAACTCGGTATACATAGACTGGGGTAGAATCATACGCGCCACTTCAGGAGCAACCTTTTGTTCCAGAAGCATCGTGTAGCACTCGTGAGCCAGCTTGGTTGCCTCCGTGAGACGCTCCACAATGGCTGCATTGTTTTCAACAAGGGTTCCCTTTGATCCCTGTTTCAGGTTAGGATCGCGCTCACGAAGCTCTTGAGGAATGTACATCTCAGGAGGCGTATCCACATAACGACGTGATACTTCATTACGCGCAAATCCAATCGTGTGGCGGAACCACTCTCGCGCGACAAAGATAGGCATCTTCAGACGAAACTGTACCTGAGGATGAAAGAAGGGAGAGATGTGGCCATTACGCGCGAGGTAGCGCACTAGGCGACCATCTTGCGCAGAGAACTCGGCAGACTCTTTGGCAAAGCTCACACGGGCAGCATTGACGACCATCAGGTCATCACCCATCACATGCAGAAGCTCAACCTTGCTGATTGAATCGCCAAAGGGGTCCATTCTCTGTGTCTAAGCAATTCCAGTAACTCGCTCAAACCAATTTTTTTAACGACGCGCATAGTAAAGCCCTGCTCCAACAAATCCAAGCGCAGCAATCGCAACAAGGCCTCGTTCAAGAATCGCATTGGGGATATATAATCCAGAATACGGATACTTATCTGGAACAATACACACAGGGCAACTCAAAAAGCTGTCAAAGGTATCTGAATCATCTGACTCTGTCAGCTCTTGGAAATAGGTCATCCGTAACTTTGGGTGCTTCACAATCATTAACCCTTTGAGCCGAGCGCACGAACTCACATAATACTCAATGTGAGTCTCAATAGGAAACGGCTCCTCAAGCAAAATCTGTGCTCCACGACGGCTCAATACATATCCATGTGCCCCTGTAAATTGATGTACCTTTTGCCATCCTTCTTTATCGCTTGTCAGTGGTACACTTTTGAGCATCCACTTGTGGTGTCCCAGAAGCCACATATCCCATCCTTGAGGAAGATCCTTGATTAATCTGTCAATCAAGAGCATAGTCTTATCATCCACAACGGTATCATCCTCAAAGACAACGACATATTCAGCATCGGAATCCACAAGATTCTTCCAGATGCCAATATGGGATAAACTTGCTCCAATAGCTCCAGGTGTATTGATTTCATAGTCGCTTCGGCGATACTTGTTCATAATATTGATGCGCGTGTGAGGGCTGATACGCTTGTCATTGAGCACATCAATTTTGCTTCCATCCACAGCAGAAAACCGTTGTAGCTTTTGGAATTCCTTGAGGGTCGGTTGAGCAGAAAAACTATCCCATCTGTCCTTGCGACGGTCAAGATTAATTACATAGGTTGGTTGTGTGCGTATGTCTTGTAGTGGCATTTCCTATTTTAGGGGTCAGCTCTTCAGCTATCCTCTTCAGCGCTACCACCCTGAGTCATGCTTGTCATTAGACTGGCAATGTTGAACTGGACACGGTTCTGGAAGGCAGCATCTGGAACTACTACGCTCGGTGCTGCAGAAGCGGAGGCAACAGGAGTCGGCTCGTCGGCATCCTCTGGGTCTCCCATACTCCGTGTGGGGCTTAGCCAATTGGTTCGCGTCATTGTACGAGCACCCATTCCACGACGAGGAGGAGCAGCAGGAGCAGCAGTTGCACGTGCAGGAGTGCTGAATCCACGTCCAAGACCAATGTAGGCCGAGTGCTGCTGCGTTGTGACATCAAAGTCTCGGGTGGGACCACGCTGTGCCATTCGGATGAGGTCGCGTAGAGTAGATACCTCATTGCGCAGAGTCGTGGTAATCGGATGGCCAGTGAAGAATTCGTCGGCCATATCACGCTCAAAGGCGTCAATGTCAGCATTGAGCTGCGTGTGAGCTGCTACAGTAGAGTTGTGCCACTCGCGCACACGCTTGAGCAGGTCAGTACAGCGGTAGCGGAGCTTGGTCAGTTCAATCTCGCGGTCGCGTCCGTCAAGCTCTTCAAACGGAAGTGCCATTGACCAGCTTGTATAGTCGGGAAGCGTCATACCAGACAGCGTAATGGTCGGATTACCAGCGACCATTTCACTGCGAGGCAGATCAAAGAGCACCGTCGGCTGAGTTCCAGCGTAGACATCGCCAATCTGAACTTCCGTAGCATCTGCGGTCAGAGTTGTCTTGTAGAGCCCGTGAACTGTGACAGAGCGAGGGAGCTTGAGCTTGACATTCTGGAAAGCACAGCTCATCAGACCACCCAGCGTGTCGCCAAAGGCAAAGGCCGTGTCTTCAATACCATTGACTACGTTGTAGGCACCCTGTGAGTCCTCAGCGATACCCTTCATCAGGTCCTCATTGTGGTCCTTGCCGTAGGCTACACCACAGACACTCAGGTGGGGGTAGCTTGTGCGGAGAGACTTGACGATTCCACGAAGACCCTCGCTGTGGCTGATCCCACGATTGGCGTGGCCGTCAGTTAGAATGAGCAGACCTGCCTTTTGCGTGTCGCCCTCACAAACCTCGCGCACATAGCCGAGACCAGCGGAGAGATTCGTGCAGCCATCGCACTGAAGACCATTGATCGTCTCACGAATGGCCGTCTTCTGGGCATCATCTACTGCCACGCGCTTCAGGTGGAGCTGAGCTGTCTCACCGAACGTAATAAGACTGATGCGGTCATCGGCATTCAGAAGGGTGACAACGAGGTTGGCACATGCCTTCACATTACCGAGCTTATTGCCATCCATCATAGACTCACTCACATCAAGAAGAAGAATGGTATGGACAGGGAGACGAGCAACATCGGCAGGGGCCTTGAGGCGCACAGCGCACTCCAGAGGGCCAGTCGTAGACTCATTCAGGGGCTTCAGGGAGAGCAGCTTGGCGTCCATTTGTTCTGCGTATACCTCGTCTTAGGACACAGATTGAATCAATTTTTTTACAATTCCCTCTAAGGAGTATTCAAGGATATAGTTTGTAGCATCATTTATAGAAACCGAAGCATATAATACATCACCCTCTATCCACAGAGACATGCACATTTCATACGGGCCAGTGCGATACGTACCATCGTCATTGCGATATTCATCAGAATATAGAAACCGAAACGGTTCACTAAATCCTAGCACAGCATATGTCGCATCAAGAAGCATAAAACGTGAATGAAGATAGGAGTGACCTTGTTTAGACCGTACAGCAACAAGATACTGTCCTGTAGGTAAACAAACAGCTGCACCATTATGTGTAGACTCATGCAAAGGCGTAGGATGTTGTGTAAATACCTGACAATTTCCAGACAATGTATCTAATTCTAACACTTTTATAGGATTTGCTGAATATAAGAGATGCCATCGTGTTGGGCTTACGCAACGAAGAAGAATCCAGTTTTTTTCAGCACGTTGAGATTCAGCAAATTGCAGAGGTGTCACCTTTTTGAGTTCAGTTGATGATAGATCGACAAGTGCCATTTCAATACGGAACTGTCCATTTGTGTCAAGTGAAACGCCAAGTCCTTGAGATGAAGTAACAAGACGCACATCTTCAGGTCCTCTCGTAAAATTCATGTGCTTTGTATGTGTAGTTCCATCCTTTAGTTCACGTACAGAGACAAGCAAAAAGTCAGGAGTAAAGTCTAACCAAATAAGTGTATTTTCAACTTCAGGATATCGTGGATTACGTAGAGGCAGAATTGTTTGCCGACGTAAAGTTCCAGCATATCCTGTAGACGTTTTTACTAAAGACATATTGAACCCTTTTACTGGGATATGAATGACACGCAGTGGATTCATCTTACCTGTAGTTAGACATCTTAGTTTACGCCCCCTGTCGCTCACTGCGTAACGTGGAACGAATTTCCTCTAGATGCCGCCACCGTTCATATCCTAGTCCGCGCTCTGCGTAATGCCATAGCTCTGCTTCCCCAGTCAGCATAAGAACTTGAGCACAGTGTTCACAGGAACGGAACTTTGCCTCAAGAAGTTTCGGCATAAGCTCTTTGCTCACTTCAGCCCAGTGCTTAAGTTGTCCATAATTCAGAATCAAGTGCTTTCGCTGTTGACGAGCAACTAGCCCATCTTGTTTTGATAAGAGAGAGTTGGAATCCAGCGACATCATATCATAGAACTGAGGGTCAAGCTCTCGGAACTTTTCAGCTTGAAAGGCGTGTTCTACAGTATTCCACCTCTTGCCATTCCAGATAAATGGTGCGATCCAAAAGTTGGAGAGTCTGCGTCGCCAATGGGCAAACTCGGTGAGTGCGAGGTAGGGCATAGGAGATGCGACAATTTCCTGAGGTCCAGCGCCAGGAATAACGTCCGCTGATTTGCTGTAAAAGGTAAGACGATCTGGCTCCATAGTGTTTGGTGTAGTAAAAAAACACCCAACCCAATTTTTTCAAGCACCTAAACCTTTGGAACTTAGACAAGATGTGGGAACATGGTGTAAGGGTTATCATATTTGGTTTGGGTCTAAGACCACTTCTTTGAATGATATGCTTAGAAAGTCCAAATGGTTCCGAGTTCGAGTCTCGGTGTTCCCCTGCTTATGTTAGATTTGTTATAGCCTAACACAAGATAGTTGTATACTAGCATCAACGATGGCGTCTTGAGCGACCACGTCCCTTTCTCTTTCGGTGCGTTGACCGCTTCTTTCGGTTTCCACCTTGCTGAAGGCGGCGAATCTCTTTCCACAAGTAATCCTCTTTTTGGTCATTGGTTAGTTGATAATAGTGTTGTGCAGCAGAAGCTGTAGCTTGTGCTTGCTCAAGTAAGTTTTGACGAATTTGTGAACCATTTCGTAATAAAAGAGTAGTCATTCGTGAAGGATGCATTTTGTATCTCGCGGTAGCACCACACGCAAGAACATAGACATCATAGATTTCTCCAGACGCCCCTTGCTCTCGTTCTAGGTCATTGATGACTAAATCCAAGTAAGAACTGTAATAATCAAGAGGTGGTGTGTGAACTTCAGCTGGACCCAATGATGTCGCTGGAACCATAATGCCGCTTGAACAAGAATAAAACCCTGTTGCGACTCTAATGTCATCTGTGCGTGTCAAATGTAAATTTGGACATGTTGAACCAGGTGGATAAATATACTTTGGAGCTAACTCACAAATGCGTGGTAAGTCGGATGGAGCATAACACACTGTAGACTCTTCAGATTTTGGATCATAGAAGAAATTTACTCGCACGTGTGTGGGAACAACAAAGGGATGATTAAATGCGTGGTGATCCACCTCTCCGTGACATACAAGAGCTGTTTTGACATAGATTGGTGGTTTTACAACAGGTGCTGGCGCAATATAACCAGGATATCCAGGTTGTGGAGCACCCCAACCAATATATCCAACTGGTTGGAGTATACTAGCCATTCTCTACATATCTACATCATTTTACTCAGACTTAGTTGTTCAGAGAGCGGGTATCGCAACCGCTGCCAATTTAGACTACTATCTATAGGTACTTCAGAGGTTTCAATACAATCAGGTTTAGGAAAGCCGTTGAATTCAGTGCTCGTCGCAGCAGTATAGGCTCCCATTTCAGGAAAATACAGCCAATCACCGACGTCAAGCTCTTCAAGCTCTCCATTTGCGATCCAGTCAAGGCTGTCACAGGTTCGTCCAAACACGGACGCAGGGGTTTTCTTACGAGGCTGTTGGTCAGAGCCAACACATAAACGTGCCACACGAGGAGTTGCGTGGTCAAAGGGGATACACGAGAATTGTCCATAGACACTTTCATCAATTGTATAACGCCATCCACCTCCAGCACGTGGTTTTTTGCCAATTACACGAACATACAAATCATATACTGGGGCGGCAAAGAACCTTCCAGGTTCAGCGATAGTCTCTTTCGCACGAACATAGGCAAGTCCCTTCCGTGCTGCAGCGGCTTGTTCCTTGAATAGCTTTTCGTGATGGCTCCAGCCGCCACCGAGATCTAGCACCTCCAGGTCTCCAACAAACCCTTTGAGCTGTGACTCATTCCATACCTGTCCACATTGCTCAACGGCATAGCGAAATGCATTCGGTCGTTCATTGCCACTGCCAATATGAAAGGATAAGCCTATTACGGGCATATCGAATACTTTGGCAGCACCTGCCATTCCCGTCGCCTCACTGGCAGAACAACCAAACTTGGCACTAAACGGGCAAGAACTTCCTGCATCATCCACAGCAAGTCGCAAGACCACTTCAGGGCGATAATTCGCCTTATCCATCTTGACTAGTTCCTCTACGGAATCCACAGTGACTCGTTTGACGTTGTGTAGTTTCGCCACCTCAATGTCTTGAGGAGTTTTACAAGGATTGGCGAACAATATGTCAGACCCAGTATCCACGCCAGAGATACCGGAAACCATCATCATTTCGCGAGAACTTGCGCAGTCAAAGGCTGCTCCGCGCTGACTCAACCACTTTAATAAGACGGCATCTGGATTACATTTCACGGCATAATAAGGCTTCACGTGTGGAAGCTGTTGACGCCACAATCCCCATTGATTGACGAATCGTCCATACGACATCGTGTAGAAAGCACCTTTTCCCGCAGTAGAAGACAATAGACCCCTGAGCTTATTCAGTGCGACGAACCTGTATTCATACTGATGAAAAAAGAGTTTAGGCTCAGTCCACAATGACGAGCTCAAGCAATAAGGACATTTCACGACCCTGTGTATTAATCAAATTGAAGAATTCATCACGAAGGCTGATGTCTAGCACTGCGATACGACTCAATGCAGCAGGAGCAGGAATAATATTTGTGTCAAAGGTCTCCTTATTGAGATATTTTGTCAACGGCATTAAAACAGAACATGCTTCTTGATTAGGATAATTATAGGTATTCAGTTCATCATTGTAAATCAATGCGCTTGGTTCTTTACGACCAGCGCCACGAAAAATACTGCGCAAATCTTGAGTTGTATCAAAATTCAAATACAGGTAGGATCGTTCAAGGCTATACCACATATTTGGGGCGCGAGCAGCAGTAATGACTCCAGAATTACTGTAATAATCAGCCCAACCAAATCCAAGATATCTTGCAGGACAATGAAGTTCTAAAATAGCCTTTGTGCGATTATCAATGGTGTCAACAAAGTTTCCAGTTCCGAAAAGTAATCCAAAGTTTCGTGTCCCAGCTGTAGCCTTGAAGGTGATTTTATTGGTATTTGGAGTTAATGATACTAAATATGTATTGGTAACTCCAGGAAGTGCATTGAGTAATGTAGTTAATTCAGCCATCAATTTACATATTGTATATGCACCTGGTGGTATAGTCACTGTAAATTTAACAGTTCCCTCTTGAAACGTGAACTGATTCCAACCGTCGTCAATATTATAAAAAGGAACAGGAATCGTACCACCAATTAGCCGTACTTCACGAACCTCCTTAACAGGAAAAGGAAACGTCCATTGGAACTCCGAAGACAAGGGAAACTTGCCATAATTACGATCAATACTATTGACTTCCACACGAACGACTCGTGATGTCCGTTTGGGAATCTGTTGAAGTGCTGCTCCAGAACCCATTGTAATGAGTGCTGTGGGGTCTAGCTTTGCACCTGGTGGGCCATTCACAAGTGGATTCGGGCTAAGTTGAGAGTGGTTATGTTGTTGGCTCATTTCTTCTTAGAGGCATCACTCTGTTTCCCCTTCCATTGACGATACCCGTGCGATTTCTCCATAAAGTAGCTGCTCTGGAGACGTTCCATCGCCAACTTCACAAGGGCTCTCTCCTCTGGTGAGCTGTCCGCAAGATACTGTTGAGCATCGGCTGGGAGTGGATGCGGGGGAAGCATCTGACGAGTCTGTTTGGGTTCCATTGTCTGAACTACTGACTTCTAACTCGCCGTCAATTTTTACTTGTCCCTTGCTCAAGGCAAGAATGAAGTCATCAATGTTATCCAAATGCTTGATGACTTCACGATGGAGGGTTGTATTTTCTTCACTCAGCTCCAAAAGGTTTTCGTACTTGAGAATGATTTGATTCAGCATCAAGCGAATCTGATTCAATTCTTCGTGAGTCTCAACAGGTTCTTGGATGCGAGAGCATGAACCCCCCATTCTGGATACATCCTGTATATTACTTGCCACCCATCAATTTTTTCAGAGAACTTAGTAAGAATGACACCCGAAGATATGCTCAAGGAAATTCAGCACAAGGGTCGCCCTTTATCCTCATTCAAGAAGGGTGAACCAATTGAGGTCAATGATAAAATGCAAAAGGGATATAGTTACACACTTCAAGAAACTCCTGGAACAAATTTTGCTCCTGACTTTCAGCCATTTTATTCTCCTGGACAAATGCTGAGACTCGGTGTCTTTGAAGGAAAATACCTGAATGATTGTGTCGCTGAATTTCCAGCGGAATGGTTTTTGGACGCGATTGCGTTGGATAAGCTGAGACCTCAAGGTGCTGACATTTCAGTAAACCTGTTTAACATCAAGAGCAGACTGCCTCTCAGTCAATGGCGCAAGAGTGGCTGGGGTCCAAGCAAGGGAGCAAAATCCAGTCAGCATGAGGAGCTATCAAATGCTTCGCTGAATCACGACCCACGAGGTTGGTTTCAGTGGTACTGTCGGTATTGGATGGGTCGCAGAATTCCAGAATTGGATGCGGTTCAAATCAAACGGTGGAAGGCGTTTACACGCCATCAAGGAGCAGTAAAGAAGAATTGTACATCAGGGGATGTTACATGTCGCCCGAGACAACGACAAGCCCTTCTTCAATGGGCCTATAATCCTTTTGTCTAATTGCCGAAATAAAATGCTCGTCAATTGAACATCTAATTACCTTAATAGATATGGCCAACACGGCTATTCCTGAGGCCGATGTATCAGCCTTACCACCTGCTATACAGACTTCCTATAAACTACTCCGTCATAAATACAATCAATATAAGACGTACAGTCTAGAGCATCCTGAGGATACTCGTAAACCTGTGTTTCTTCTCGCATTTGGAACCGCGACAGGAGTAAATCTACAAGGCTTAATCCCTCTTCTCATAGGGGGTGTGATTGATCCTACAGGGGCAATTTCCTACGAAGCGTATTCGCCAGAACGATACCAGAGAAGACCCTATTTCTTTGGTCTACTTTTGGACAAGGGGTATACCTTACCCCCAACAGGTCCTGACCAACCTGGTGTATTTCCTTCAAAAGTGTATCAGCTTTTTCAGGGCTCACCGTATAAGGTTCCTCGCACAAATGCTGAACCACAAGAGCCACGTCAGATGTGGCCTTTAGCTAATTTTACTATTCCTTCAACATTTGCGTATGTTTCTAGTGATTCGTATACTCCAGGTATGCCACTAGTCATCCCTCCATTGGCTGGAGTGGACTATTTGTCGAAAAAAACTCCACATACCTTCAATATATTTTTTGTTCCGTATAATGCTGAACAACCGAACACAAATACTGACCTACAACGATATGAGCGAATTAGAGCACAAAATGGTACACCAGCAATGCAAAAGCTTATTGAAGGATGCGATGTTCCAGATACCTATTGGTTAAACCCATTTATGCCGATTTTGGAGGATATTACTGCGCGAGGTGGTTCTGTTATAGTATACAATGATGCGTGGTTTAAGACAATTCGTGAGAAGCCAGAACGAATGAGACGAGACCCAACTGCCCCAGAAATGATGAAGATGTTACAAAATTATTACTTTGAAGATATGTGTGAAGTCCCAGCTCTCCTGTCTACACTTCCCCACGACCGCGTGTTTCGTTGTTTTATTGAAGATCCAGAACATCTTGTTCCATTGATGGAGTCTATTCCAACAGACCCAGCGGCATTCATTGGATACAATCGAAAACATGCTACGCTGGGAGGCAGACGCAAACGCACATCTAAACTCAAACGGCGTAGACAAGTATGGAAGCGCTCAACTCGCAAATCCAGATCCTAGAGGAACAACTTGCCAAGTTTTGGCGACGCAACTCACAGAGTAATCCAGGTGCGCACATGGAAGTCAGAGAACTCAAACAAGAGCTCCGTGACTTGCAGGAAAAACGCAAACAGCTTCAACGACTTAGTACATTACAGACCTTCAAGAGTAAGCAGGGATGATATATATTTTACCCATTGATCTTTTGGTTTAAGAGGAAGATTAAATAAAAAGGTCCAGAATTGATGAACACCAACTGGATTGTTCACAAACATATTTTCCATTAGGACTTCCATACGGCGTTGAAGAGGGGGATACTCCATTTCACGTTCGGCTGTTTTTGTTCCCAACCAATAATCCTGAGAATTGGCAAGGTCCTTTTCAAGATCAGGTCGTTCAGCTTTACAGAGGTCTACCATTGCATCAATACGACGAACAGTCAACCCACCGCCACCAGGATGTTGCTGATCCCAGCCATAGGAACATCCATAATATGCACCTGTAAAGACGCTAGGAGGAATCTTACGACGCAGGAAACAATCCACCTCTAGCGTCAAGATGTATTTTGCTGGAATACTCGCATAGGTACGCCAATCGCTCATCAGATTGTCCACTTCCTTCTTGCCCCGTTCACGAGATGGATTGCCCTGAAACACAACACGGAGATTTACTGCATCAGCCTTATCTCCTAACATCTCACGTAGCCAAGCTTCATTTTGATCTGAGCAAAAGATGTATACAGCCATATCAGGTCCTGCCCACGCTAGATTCCGAAGAATCCACTTGAAGTTTGGATGTTGGCGACGTTCCACAATCGCAAAGGCGTATTTACTTGTTTTAGGAGGCATGTACGTCTTCCAAAAGGTCTCCAACTTCTCACCATATCGTGTCTCAAGAATTTGATAGACGATAGGGTCAAGTGTCAACCGGTAGTCATCATTACGAGCTGCGCAAATAGGGACGATTTCGTGAGGCCTCTCCCGTTGAGCGGTAGCAAGTTCAGTTGACCATTTTGTATCTAATTCACACACCCGCTTGTAAAAGTCTTCAACAGACATCTGTATAGACTATAGTTACACGCTTTAGATTACAGACCAAATCGTTGGCGAAGCCAGAACACAGCGGCAAATAGGGTTCCGCCCCACAGAGTATCTGCGACAGCCATATAGATGGGATATTTTGCAAATGCAGCCAAGACAGTAAAGTCGTACACTGCATATACAGCTAAACCCGTGAAGAAGGCTTCCTTGAGACTTGTTGTACCAAGTGCCAAGTAGGCCATCGCAGGATAGACCACAACACCTGCCAGAGGGCGCATACGCACCTCGCCACCGCCTTGAATGGCTTTTACAATCGCCGAGTATTGACCACCGATTAAGGATAGCCAAGGCAAATCGAGGAGAAACATTACAACGGCCAGAATCACTAGACGCTTCCAGAACTTTCCCTCTGCGGTCATCTTGTCTTCTATTGGTTGTCCATAATACGTCAGGAAATGGCTGCTGTCGTTCAACTTGAAGCGTTCGAGGCATCAACAAAAGGTCGTCGCATCCGCTGGTTTCTCGGTCAAGATGCCCCTATAACATATCCACCCGGTGCCCAAGAACAACTCTTCAGTGAAGCACCACCGTTTCAACGCAAAGTCTTATTACTCTCACCGACCTCTTCGGAAGCGTGGAAGCTCGTGGACCGCTGGGATGCTGTCTTTGTGATGCAAAATGGGATTGAATGGTCGCTTGTACTGAGTTATCTTCAAAACAATGTTGCCCCAGCGCTTGTGCTCATCGCTCCTGAACTTCATGCACCACCAGCATTTTTTCAAAAGGCAGCGCATATGGGACCCAAGTCGCCGACGCTCTTATGTTTAGCGTATTTACATACGGCTGAACATACTCCGTTGCTCGGCTATGACGCTGTGTTCTTTCCCCCTGTACGTGATATTGAACACGCACTAGACCAGACACAAGCGATTCTCGCAAGTCTCATCAATGGTGAAACACTGAGGGCATTCCACTTGAAAGAGGCGATTCGTGATCTCCATTCTGCTGGTGCGACACTTGTGGCGAGTTCTATTGAAGAATCTACACCGTCACTCTATTGGTATTATGCTTCAGAGGCACAACAACCACAACAGCGACGTCTCTTGGAGACTGTAGTTCATACGCTTATTAAGAGGGCGAATTAAGCTTCGGCATACCATTGCTGTGCGGAAAACGATTGATATTCACCAGTTTGTGGATGTTTTGTTTTGTATTCTTTTGGAACACATTGTTTAACAACAATATATTTTTCCTCTGAAAATCTACTATAACCCAATGCGGTTAAGCATAACTCAGGATTTGACTCTGGATGTAATCGTTCATCTTCATCATATACCCAAGTTACGGCAGATGTATTTTTTTCATCACTACAACAATTCATTATAACATTTAAGTCATCTGGGTTAGTTTGATATCTATTTGCTCCAGGCTTATAGGTCAAACATCCGGTTCCCTTTTTCATTCCGTACGAAGACGCGCATCCAACAGGAAATCGTTGTTGTTGAATTTGATTATCAACGGATGTGTAACGTTTTTGCATTCCTGGAAAATTTAGTGTTGAGGTTAAAAATAATCCTTCATAACTATCTGTCATTGCCATTTTTGGATATCGTCTTGATTTGAGATATTGGTCATTTAATTGTATGGCACCAGGTTTTGGTGTAGAGGGTGGTTGAGGTGGAGGTGACGATGGAGACGATGAGGAAATGGCTTGTCCAGATCCGCTCTGTGGAGGGCAATAAATCCCATCAGCGCAACGAGTTGGTTTCGCAGATCCTTCAGGGCAGAAGGATCCAGCAGGGCAAGGGATGGGTCTAAGTTCTCCCAACAATGATGTTCCAGGTAAACAATAGAATCCCTCAGGACATTTTTTCTGTTGTTTGTCTCTCGCTCCAGCTTCGCACGTGTATCCAGCTTCACACAGTCCATTGCACGCAGGATTCGGATTTCCTTCTTCTGAACCATAGCGACCTGGTGGACACAGAAACTGTTGTTTTGTCTCAAGACCAGGTGGACAGAAGCTTCCTTTCGGGCATTTGTCTTGATTGATATAAATCGTGCGTGGATTAATCCCAAATCCTTCTCGCGAAACCAGGACATATCGTAACACCAATGCTAAACATAGGATTGCTGTTGCGGACCAAATGATCCCTACGAGACCGAGTGGTCTCATTCCTTACTTGTAGCGTCTATTTTGCTCCGGCTTCTTTGAGAATTTTTACTAGACCTGAGTTTGGCCGTGTGTACTTTGTGGCAATTTGGAGTACGGAGTCATCATAGCTACTTTTCCAATTTAAATCAGCACCTTTACTAATAAGGTATTTCACAATACCTTCATTAACATTATTTGTTGCTGTCAAAAATACAGCAAACCATAATGGTGAGGATTTTATCCGTGTTCCACTGTATAAACTACCACTATAGACTGTATTTACTGAATTTACATTTGCGCCATTTTGAACAGCTTTTTTAACATTATCTTCTTGATTAAAGAGAATTGCTGTGAATAATGCATCTGTAAGTTCTTGTGATCCCATCTTAGTCGGTGTACTTACAGGACCAGGTTGAGGCGTTCCACCGCACGCTGTATTTCCAGGAGGGCATGCCCCAGTTCCCTCTGGGCATGTTTCCATTTCTCCACACTTTTGCGGAGCCGCCGATCCAGGAGGACAAAAATATCCTTCAGGGCAAATCGTTGGTGTGATAGGGCCAACACTTGCGGTTCCTGCAATACAGTAAAACCCTCCTGGACATTGCTTTGCTGTTTTTGATGTTGACCCAGCATCACACACATAACCAGGCTCACACAACCCACTACACGCTGCGGTAATCAATCCCTCAGATTCACCATAAGTCCCTCCAGGACACAAGAAAGCCTTTCCAGATAGAGGTGGACAAAAGGACCCTTTAGGGCATTTCACACCCTTTTGATTACTCTCAATAAGACCATCATTACTAATAACAAAGGGCTCTTTGCTACTACCTGGTATGCGCCGTAGATATGCAAGTACAAGCAAGACGAAGAGAATTGCTAGAAGTAATCCTATTCGTATAGTAGCCGAAGGCCACATCCTATTCTTAGGAGAGAGTCGCCGTTCCTTTGGGACAATATACACCGTCAGGACATAATGTAGGTGTCTTGGACCCTTCAGGGCAATAGTGACCTTCAGGGCATACAATAGGTGTTACTGGACCGGAAGAACTTGTTCCAGCGATACAATAATATCCACCAGGACATGCCTTTTGTCCTTGCGCAGTTGTAGAGCCAACATCACAGATACGACCTGCATCACATAATCCACTACATTGAGGTGTCTTCAGTCCCTGAGTTCCGCCATAGGTTCCTCCAGGACATAGAAAGTGAGTATCAGAGTTCGGAGGACAGAAGCTGCCTACAGGACATGTCACTGACTTTTTTGTAGGATTCGGATTTTGTCCAGGACTTGCTTCAAAGGCTTCCACATTGTAGCCAAGCCATCCAAGCAGTCCAAGCCCTAGCCCAACAGCAAGGAGCAATAACAGTATTGAAAGAACAGCACCACGACCCATAGTCGTTTTCCTAATTGTATTGTGGACTAAAAGCAACCCTATAGTTGTGCGGTTCCTTTAGGACAATAGACACCATCAGGACATAGCTGAGGAACTTTAGAGCCTTCAGGACAGAAATGACCTTCGGGGCATAAGATGGGTGTCACCGCTCCAGAGGAGGCAGTTCCAGGAACACAATAGAATCCAGGTGGGCATGGCTTCTGTCCTTGTGCTGTAGTTGAACCTACATCACAGATACGTCCAGCCTCACACACACCACTACAGACAGGATTCTTTAGTCCTTGTGTTGCTCCGTAATAGCCACCAGGACACAGGTAGTAGCGATCTGTTACAGGTGGGCAGAAGCTTCCTACGGGACAAGGAATGGATTTCTTGTCTGGTTGAGGATTTGGATTTTGGGGTGATGATGCTTGAAATGATTCACGATAAAAATTCAGCACAATGAGTGAAATGGTCAAGAGTCCTAGTGAATAGAGCAGAATAGACGCAATGCGATCCCGCATTTCCTACTAGACCAGGAAGAAATTAGACCAAGTGTCAGAATCAATTGGTCTAATTAACGTTTTTATGATAGTCTAGCTACTTACATTGACGACAGGTCCTTAAAGGCACTACCACCAACTTGAGTCTCCATCATTGCGCTACCACCGCGCTTACCCTTGCCCTTCTTGCTAAAGAGGCTGAACTTGCCCTTCTTGGCGATGTAGCCGAGCTTACGCAGCGTCTTGATAGCCTTCTTGCCAGCAGCTTGCTTACGACGGCTGACAATGCGACCGCGCTTGGTCTTCACCAAGTCCTTACGCGTCAGACCACCGGAAGTGTGCTTGGCAGTTCCGTGCCAGACTTGAGCCTTTGTTCCAACAGCGGGAATCTTGCCACCAGCTTGGACATTGTTGCGGTTCTTGCGAGTGCGATTGGCCATCTCAGGTTCTACTTGAACGCAGAAAAAAGCTTAGAACATCGGGAGTCGTGGAATTTCCCCTTTTAGTATACGATTCATCAAGTCTTCCATCTGTTTTGGGTCATATACACCAGCAAAATGGACGAGGAAATCACCTGGCTGCCACAAGCGAGTTCCTTGATAGCCTCGTAGATACGCATTAAAGTGCCATGCCTTCATGGTGATTTCCACGTGATTCTGGCAATCGGCAGATTGTTCGGCCATCACATCACAAATGGCCTTATTTTCCCACCAAATGTGATACAAGCAATCGGTGCGATTCCATACTTGCTCAAAGAACTGAGTGACCCACTTGGTCGGCTTCATAATCATATTTCCAGAGTTGACGTGTTGGCAACTATCGTAGGTCATTAGGAGATCCTTGTCATCTGGCAGAAGCGGCAGCACGTGATCTTCTAGACGCAGTTCAGGATTCGTAATCCATACATCGGCATCAGAAATCCAAATGTAATCATACAAGGCAGATTTCTTACTGTATTCAATCCATACAGGAACCTTTGACCACGCAATAGGGCGATCGTAATTGCGCACCTCATCGTGGAGTTCCACATAGGTGTAACCGTGCTTGGCGCAGTAATCGCGTTTGCTCTGGAGAGCTCGTGCGAGGTTCTTGCGATAGTCGGCGCCGATGGCGAGGGTCAAGACACAAATACGAGGCTTTTCAGGAAGAACCATTTAGTTAGACAGCGCAAACCACTCTTAGATGGGTTCAAAGAAGCCTATGAAAAAAATTGATGCAAGCGGCGGTTAATTTTCCAGCAACACGGAATGGTCTACTCCTACATCAAGAACGACGATGGCACCTTTGTTTGCCCCCATTGCGACTACACGGCCAATTATCAAAGTACGATGCACTATCATTTGAAGAAGCATGAGGATACGAAGCCTCATCAGTGTTCCCATTGTGATGCCCAGTTTGTTCAGAAGAGCCGTCTTGATCTCCACATGAAGGCAAAGCACTCGGATCACACAACCGATAAGGAGTTCTTCTCTTGCCCCTGTGAGGGCTGTGGATACAAGGACCTTCGCAAGGCCAATCTAACGATTCACTTTGCGAGGATTCATCTGCGTGATCTTCTTGAGCGACTCAAGATGAAGCCGTCTTCAGAGGATGCCACTTGTTCCTGTAAGAATTGCCACAAGGAGTTCAAGAGTCTCACCCATTATTACTATCACGCCTCATCGTGCCTCAGTCTTGCCCCATTTCATCCTATGGCCAATCTATGGTCGAGGGTCCGCTAGGTGCTCAGAGGAAATCCGAGTATTCTGCGAGCTCATAGAGATGGTAGCCTAGAGCACCAAATCCAGTGAGCAACAGCAGTTCATACGCTGGGCGCTGTGTTTTTTCCTTGTTGATTCCAATGTAGAACAACAGAGGTCCAACCCACAAGGCGTGGATGAGATTCACCCAGACGTAATTGCTGTTCGATGTCCAACGGCGGTATGCCTTGAACAAGTGATAGAGTGTGACTACAATACCGAGCACAATCAGCACGGTGAAGACAGCGGGAGGTAAGCTTCCACGACTGATGCCGACCCAGACAAAGAAAGGAACCACCAAAAAGATGTGAAACAAATTGATGAGTACGTGTGCGTCCATTGATTCTACACTACCCCACTAGAAATGCTCCACGTCTTTACGGATGGTGCGTGTTCTGCCAATGGACGTCAAGGAGCCCGTGCCGCCTATAGTGTTGTCTTTTGGAATCTTCCAGGTCGCACAGAACCTCTCGGGATCGCTGAGAAGGTTCCTGCGTCTGAGCCACAGACAAATCAACGAGCAGAACTCAAGGGAATGGCAAGAGCTTTTGAGGAGATTCAGAAGCTTGGATCAAAAGGACCATTTACGATCTATACGGACTCCGAGTATGTGCGCAAGTGTATTACAGAATGGGGGCCTCAATGGAAAGTCAGGGGATGGCGGAGAGCAACCAACGCCACAAAACCTCTGGAACATTTGGATTTGCTTCAGCCAATGATTGATTTCTTTCAGGACTCTCAACATTTCATACGACTCCAGCACGTACGAGCCCATACCACAAAACAAGGGCATCCGTATGATGGAAATCGTCTGGCTGACGAGTTGGCAACTAAAATTCTACACTGATACTTAGGATGCCTTTCTTTTCATCAGTGGAAGGAGTGTTTAATTTCGGACGGTCACAACAACAATCGGTTATATTTAATTATCCAGATTTTTCCTCTACAGCAGGGTTGTCTCTTGTATCTGTATTTGGTGTTGTAAGTAATCAGTTGTATATTACAAATGCTGCAAATAATGATGTTGGAAATGTATATCGGTCTACTGCTATTGCCTATAATAGAAATTTTTCCTTTGAGTGGAACTTTGAATGTAGTGGTGGATCAACTCCACCTGCAGACGGATTTTGTCTCCAGTGGACTCCAACGAACAATACAAATGGTTCTATAGGTGGTGGATGCGGATATGTATCAACCGCAATACAAGCATTTCTCTTTCAAACCTATACCAATAATTCATTTATTTGGTATAAAAATAATGTTATACAAACAACACAGACAGGTCAAAATTTCTATAGAAATCTCTACTATTGGGCTGATTATGACAATGCTGCCTCAACAATGAAAATTTACTTTTCCACAACGAGTATAAAGCCCCTAACGCCAAATTTTACACTAACTGGATTTTCATTTGATGCGTCAAGCTACTATATTGGGTTTGGTGGAGCAACTGGTGGCGCAACCCAGAACAATATACTAAGATCGATGAAATTGACATTTACATAAAAATTGATTGCCTAGCCGACTGACTATTCAATATACGACAATGGAGTGGACGATTATTTCGCGCACATATGACGGTCCTGTGACAAAGCTAAAGGGATACCTCCATCAAAATCCCAAGAAGTGTGATTATACAACGCTTGATGTAGAGATTGAGAAACTACCTCTTGAAGATGCGTTGAAGCGCGGAACGAAATTCCACGAAGGTGAAACACTTGTTGTTAAGAGTCGCGACATCGCCTATCTTATTCGTGTCGTGATTGGAAATGACGCATCTGAGGCTGCGCGTCGCGAACTAGATGAGACTGTTGAACATATTTCTCTTGATGATGTTCTGTGCAACCCTTTTACACCGTATTCAATGAAACTTCCCGCAATGGTGCTATGTTGTCTCTATGGCCTCGCAAAAGCAGTTGTCTAAAGTAGAATGGCAGCAGTTCACGAATTTGCCTTTTTTGATGTGTTTCAAGCAGTTCCTGTGACAGCTGAACCAGCAAATACAATTGGATTTTTGTTGCATCAACGAGGACCATATCAGAAAACCTGCCCTTTACTGTCGGCAGAAGTAAACTATGCTACACACCGAATTGTTGTGTATGCTGTCATTGATAAAATGGAGCCATTTGACCAAGACAGTCTAGTTGATGTCACTCTTGGCGATGAAGAGTGGGCTCGTGTAGAAGAACTAATAGGCCCCTATGAGCGCAATAAAGAGCACGTTGTGAATCAACAGCGTGTCTTGGCGGTTGCTCCCGCACTGAATCGTAATGGTGATCTTGAGCTTGCGTTGACACGGCGGATTTATAAATTTTTGGGTGGAAAAAGACGTAAGGGCCGTAAGGGACCCCGTAAGGGCCATAAGACACAGAAGAGAAAAAATTGAGCTGGACTTCTTGGTATTCTAGCTCAAGAATGACCGCAATTGTGTGTGATGGACTTGGTCTTATGCAACAGGCTATTGAACTCTTCTGGCCATCTAGTCCAGCTGAAGTCAAGTTTGACATTGAATATGATACAATCAAACGGACTTGGTTGTCCAGCACAAAGCCCGTTGAAGTAATTGGGATTCAACACACTGGTCTAGAGTGTATGGATAAACTTGGATGGAAAAGCATCCTAAATCAACCTGTTAAGCTTCATCATTACCCACAGCGTATCGTAGCACTGAGTCAAACAGATTATACTATTTCCTTCCGTGATGCGTTAAAGCAATGTGAACCCATCACGGAAGTGATCTATAAGACCAAGTTTCTTGAGCCTCCATTCAAGCGTGAGTTCAAGTGGTCAGAGTATCAGTAAGCTCACTTGAGCACACTAAACTGATTTTTCGTATACAGGATATACGGTAAACTGTAGACTGTCAGTGCTGCCACAGCGGCTACGTGATACATTGGTAGACTTTTCAGTAACATCGCAATTCCAGCACTTCCCACCATCATTGCCGCGTCAGCTCCAAGAATCTTCCACCCACCTGATTCTGCGTATTGACGGAAGACATCCATCATCATATTGTGCCCACGAGGAACCTGAAGAATCACACCGAAATAAAACAGCAAATCGTGGACAAGCTGAACAATAACAGTCAAACCAGTAAATTTCAGCGCCGACCACTTTCCAGGAGAGTACTTGGGTTGGACGAACAAAATCCACAAGTGGCGAGCAACCATAAATCCAATGACAATAATCATTACATCAGCAATGACAGCATTCAAGCCGAACAAATCATACCAGCGATTGATTGGGGCACCAAAAATCTCTGGCAAGTAGCGCACAGCAAAAATCACAATAACATCCACAATTAATACCGCAATTAAAATGTATGTAAGATCTCCCACGTTGCGATAGTCGCCTATATCTGCCGTCTTTGATGGTAGTTTTCGGGAACCCAAATCCACTTCAGTATCAGTTATATCAACATCCATCGTTCTAGAGGGAGGCGGAGGGACTGCTGTAGAACCTACTTGTGGAGCAGGAGGCATTGGCATAGGGCCTTCCTGGCCCATTGATGCCTTCAGCTTCATCAAGTCCTCACGCTCTTTCGCAGCCACCGCATCACGCTGTTGGAATCCAGAGGGGGCAGACGGTTGGCCACTCGTGCGCGCAGCACCAGGTTCTAGTTCCATGCTGTCCCACATGGTATAGGGTAACGCATCTGAAAACATCTATCCTATTCAGTATCCCTTTTTCTCCACTGCTCTCAGCATATCTTGAGCGCACTCTAAAGCACCTTCTACCCACGCTTGTCTCAGTGACCAGCTTTCACCACAGAGCCATACATTCGGCAACTCATGAGGCAAAGGATTAAGGGCCTTTTTGGCTACAGCAACTGGATCATACACTCCAGGAAGCCAATACGTACATCCTGTTTCCCATCCGTGCGACTTGAAGACAATAGGATCAGGAATCTTACGATCAGGAAAAAGGGCTCGGACATCATGTAAAATCACCTTTTCCAGCGCCTTGTCACCGCCCTTTTTCTGAATGCGCATATAGGCGCTCGTATCATCTCCGTCCGTATAACTAATCATAATGGTTCCTTGTGCGGGATTCATTGGTAAAATATAACGAGGGCGCTCTGGAGTGACCACACGGGGTAAATCACTAAACCATGCACCTCCCTTAGTAGGAAATACAGCATAGGTTCGGAGCAATGGCTGAGTCTTCAGAAAATCCAGCACAGGCCAACTGTGAAATTCAGGAAGTTCAGCAACTGCATCGCGATGAAGAGCCAACACAACAAGTTTGTCAGCACGTAGCATTATACGTCCGTACTCTTTCCCCTTATAGCCAAACTCAAAGGTCAAATCTGTTGCTGAGTCAGCCCCTTTAGCATTAAGACCAACCAACCGATGGCGATTCAACACAACCACTCCTCGTCTCTCACAATCCTCTCTCAACCGAGCAATCAGTTCAGAAAATCCTTCTTTGATGACTCCATAGCCGTGATGCGAGGCCATTTCCCCAAATCCAAAGAAAGCCTTCAAGGCGAGATCAGCGCGAAGGGTATTGACTTCTGCGCGATAGGGAAATTCACTGAGAATTTCTCTTGTCAAGGCAGCACCGTGAATCTCACGTAAGAGTTCTTCGATCGTATGCGTAGCCAAAATCTCAGGACGTAGCCATTGTAAAGGACCAAAAAAGACAGGAATGAGTGTAGACTCAAAGATATTTTCTTCAAGAGGGAAGACACCAGAACGCTTGAAGACAATTCCTTCAGGAATGCGTTGCCATGACAACTTATAGTCATCTAAAAGTCGCATCACGAGTGTATGGTCCTCACGAATTCTCCCTGCGCCCATTTCCCATTGCACTCCTTCCACTTCAGGAGGTGAGTACGAATAGGTGCGACCACCGAGACCCTTGTAGCGTTCTGCGATAGCAATGCGCCACTTGGGATGTTTCTTGGCCAATTCACGAGCCGAGTATAACCCGCTGATTCCCGCGCCAACAATGATACAATCATAGGAGGCGTGTAAGTCCATTGAAGGATTCCTATTAAACCCTTACTTTACGGGGACACCGTTTTGCGCCAACCACTGGAGGACTTCATCGGCACTGGCAGCACCAGACTTGCGATCCTTGAACAGTCCGTCCTTCAAAAGGCAAAAGCTGGGAATGCTCTGGAGACCACAGTAGCCGAGAGTGACCTGATTCTCATCCACATCACATGCATACCACGTTACGGCAGGAGAGCGATCTACGATAGCCTTCTTGTCCAGACGCTTACAAGGGCCACACCACGTCGCAGAGAAGCAAACGACGACATAGGGGTCATACTTGGCATCATATCCCTCTTCAGTTGGGCGACGAGGACGAAGCATTGCTTCGAACGCCTCGTGGCTCGGGAGGGGCATCATTCCGTTCTTGTCCATTCTTCTTGAGTAGTTGTTTTGGGTTTAAGTCAAAGAGCCGTTGTAGTGCCAATAGTGCTCCACCACCAAGCACAATAGAGAGGACAACAAAGAG